TTTGTAGTTTCTCTAACTCAGTAGCTAGATGCTCGATCAGCATGAATTGCTCAGAATCTGCGGGGAGCGAGCCCATCTCTCCTCTGGGCCATTTAATTCTAAACTCCGTATTCTGTTCGAGGTCAGAGTTCATCATTGTTATATTGGTCTCGATTGTGTTTAATCTTTCGATTATCGAAAAATAGGCAAAGGTCGCCAAACTGGCTGCCACAACCATGCTGATAATATTACGAAGAGGAAGTGCTACCTCCGTGTTTTCACTAACTCTAGGCATTAGCCCTTCTCAGAATTTAACCAGACTGCCAGCGAGCCAGTCATGGCCCCCGTTACAACCGATATCAGCGAAGCCTGCTGAGTTGTTAAATCCGGCTGTGAAAGTGCCCATTCTATGCATCTAATGTACACACCTGTCATACACAACATCATAAATCTTGGCAGTATTTTAAGCTCTAAAAGCTTTCTTGCTACATCTTCTGCACTCATGTTCCAAAAATCAAGTAGCCTATAAAAAACAGCAGACCGCCAATCAAACCTGTTAGAATAACTATACTTACATAAGTCATAGCATCTTCAATTTGTCTTTCTCGACGACGCCTTTCGGCTAATCTTGCCTTTCTTAGTTCTCCTTGAATCCGAAGTACATCGTTCCAAGCATTAAATCCATAATTTGCAATCAAGAAGTTTTTTAACTCAGCTTCCATCTTTTCCGCTTTTTTCAACGCGGCATATGTTTGCAAAGCCTCTTCTTCAACTGATCCAAACTTTTTTCTTTTAGCGTCCTCATGCGCCGACTTAACGCTGTTAATCGCGCCCATCCAGCGACCAACGTCTTTCGCCATAGACTCGAGTTCGCGACCGTGTTTAAACCCAGCGCAAATAGCGGCATAAGCCGCTTGTGCCACTCCGATAGCCGATATAGGATCCACTTATAGTCCATCCTCTCAGCCCCTTCTTATTTATTTGCAACTATGATAGCTGCCGCCTTTTTTAGCCGCGCCCATCCCGCGAGCCACAGAGATACCCATGCCTGTGGGCACCTTCACTTCCTTTATACCACCTGTTGCCTCCGGTTTGGGGGCATTTTTTGGGGTATTAGTAACAATTTTTACTGCACTCATTGTACACTCCTGTCTTTCATGCGCTCTCTTTCTAATGCAGCCTGTATTCTAGCTGCTGTTTGCTCCTCTTGACTTCTTATCCGCTCGTCAAATTGACGTGATTTATCCATCATTTGAGCCTGCTTGAGATTGAGCTCACGCTCTTCCCGTTCCTTATCGTTCTGCTCTGCCAGTGCATCAAGCTGCAATTCCTGTTGCTTCAATGCCACTACAGGGTCTGGTTGAGCACTGCCAGAAAGCTGGCGACCCATGTCCTGCACGGCTTTCATGCCTTCTGCCATATAAGTAGCGGCAAGGGCGTCAATCTGCATCTGAACTTCTGGCGGCACCTGCTGCTGGCCTTCAAGACCCGCTTCCTGCATGGCCCGCTCCACCGCATCAATCTGCACATGTTGGAAAACATGTTTCTGAAGGTTTACGGCAACCATTGGATTTGCAGACACAAGTGGGGAACCTGCCATAACGAGGTGTGCCATGATATGTGCCTCATGGTTCTGACCTGGGAATGCCTGCATTTTCTTGCCGTCAAGAGCCTCTTGGTTTTCCTGAGCCGGGTCCTTCGGCGTAGGCTGCTGGGCTTGCTCGTTCATCAAATACTTGTCAATATCCCGTACACCCAAGGCTTCGTACATATCCCGATAGACCTCATACATGTTGTGTATCTGTGGAGCTTGCGAAGCCAACTGCATTTTGGTTTGAGCGAGAGCAATCCTCTGAGCTTGTGAGAACACATTCGGGTTAGATACAGGAATAACATCTATACGCTCGTCAAAGTCCTGTGCCTTTACCGCCGAATCAACTCCCTCAATAGAGTACGGGTAAACAGGAGGCAGGCTTTCAGCCATAACTCTGGACAAAAGCTTGAACTCAAGTTTCATCGCGTAATGCAGGCGTTTATGCACCGCACTCATCACCCGAGAGCCCTGTTCCATCATCGCAATTGTCGTGCCGACCGCCGCTTGTTGATTGCCGTCCCCGACCTTCAAGTCTGTGATTGTTGCAAATCGTCTTCCCGCGTCAACAACAAAGCCAAGAAGGTTGAACAAAGTCCCATCGGGCCCCTTGAACGGCAAAGGCATTAAACTATCGCGTATCGCACCGCCCGGAGCGTCCACATCTCTAAACTCGCCCGGTTGTAAGGGCTCGTCATCGTCCCTGATCCGTAGTCCGCGAGCTTTGAAACCCGCTGGGAGGTTAGAAAGCGTCCCTGCATCAATCAATTGACGCAAAGCAGCAGTCGCGGTCCGCGATAGACCGCCAATTGTATGAATTAAGCCCAAACCATAGAAACCGAAGCCCGGTAAAAACTTATAATGCACAAAATACTGGATTTTTGCCTTATTGGGGTCTTCTTCGCGGTAATTTCTGCGAATTGAGAGTATCTGACCGTTATCTTGAGAGATAGTTACTACATATGGAAGTTTAATTCCTGTGGGTTCACCGTCTTCACCCATGTCCTCGAACCCTTCTAGGTCCAAATCGACGTGACATTCAAGCATAGTGCAGTCGTAGTCCACGGACGACGGCTCAAGACCAGTGATTCGGTCTAACTCCGTGCCCAAATCGTCGTCTTCTGCTTGCTGTGGCAACACAGGTATGTCTCTATAGAACCCACCAATCTGCTTTTTACGCAATTCGTTAAGGCTCATACGCACGACATGCGTGATATTGGGACAAGTTTCTAAATCAGCGGTTTCATAGGGCACAATTAAATGCTCTGCAGGGATAAATTTACTTACTGCCCTGTCAATACTCTCGTCATAGTAGACTTTTTTGAACGTACTACCCGCTAAAGGTAAATAAAACAGCATCTGGTCAAACTCAGGTGTGTATTCTTCCATCACATTCGTGATGTAAAAGTTCATAAAGTCCTTTACACGCTGGGCTTGGTCTGATTTTGCGGCATCGGCAGATCCGACAATAGCAGTACGCACTGGTCCACCCGGTGGCAGCAGCTCGTTGAACGCTTGAGCTTGGAACTGAACCGCCGCTTCAGCCAACAACGGATGCGTGACGCCCGAGGCTCCTCTGAAGGGCTCGGCCCTCTCTGAATAATTGAATCCCAAGAGTTCCAAACCGTTAGCATAAGCATCTTCCCAATCCTGTCTGCTTGCTTTGTTAGCGTCAAAGTCACTTGTGAGCTCACTTGCAACTGAACCAAGTATGCGCTCGTCCAAATCCTCTGCCAAATTAGCGTAAAAACCCGTGTCAGGCATGTCCATCGACGGGTCAAAGTCAATTACAGCCCCGCCATCTTCCTCTATCTCAATGTCAAAGTCAGATTCCGCTGGCATCTGCAAAGTGCCTGGGGCCTCAATCTCGACTTCCGCCATTAATTCTTCTTGGTCAATCTGCGGATTTTGGTTTTCGACCAAAGAAATAGGTGGTCTAGCCATCTGTCACCTCACAAGAGCAGCGCGGGCTCATACCTTTTATGAAAACAGGGGTGCCTTCCCCTACATATGCGCCAGTTACATTAAAATCCATAAACTCTACCGCTTCATCAAGAGACATGCCATCTCTTTCGCGCAATATCTCTACGCACTTATCCCAATCGTAAGCAATCATCGTAGGAGAACCGCACCTTTCAGCGGACCCTATAATTGCCTTATCAAAACCATCTGCTTTCATCATAACATATCACTCCCTTATTGCATATATTGGATAAATTCTGCGATACCAGACTTGACTGGTCCGCCCTTTTTAAATTTTACAGCCGGATTGTCACGAACCGTTATGTTCTTGAAAGGAACCGTGGGCCGCGAGGTGTATTCCCCCACCTTCTGTTTAAGGTCGTCTTTTCGCTTTTTAGAAGGACGAGCATCAATAAACGTGTCTTGAAAAGCGGCCCGCCGTTCACGGCTCATGTTCTTAACTACATTGTCAGGATGCAACAAAGCTATGGTTTCAACAGCTTTCAAAGCCCGTTTTTCTGCTTTTTGTATGTCCCTGTGCAATTGATTAAATTTTTTGCCTACTTTAGAATTATCAATAGCCCTCAAGTAACCCTGCATAAGTTGGTCTTGTTGCTTTGCTAAATCCATAACAAAAGGATATATACTTCCGGGCGTTGATCTTGCCGCCTCTTCTTCAAACGCAGCGATAGTCATATCACCGTCGCGAACTCTTTTTAAGTTTCTTAATGTGCTATTGACCTTCATCTGTCCTTCAGCCGTATTCAAAGCATTACCAAACTCGTCTGATGTAACCGCAAGGTTGCCATCAGGTGTCTCATAAGTAAAAAACTTATGGCCCGGGTCCTGCCGCAGCTTGTTTTGTATTTCGTCATATCTGGCTTTGTTTGCAGGAGACGGATTGTTTTTCATAACCGTTTCTTGAATCTCAAGATCAGTTAAAAGTTGTCTCATATCAAAAGGCAATTCAAATTCTATTGTTCCTCCGTATTGAGAGGAAAAATACTTTTCTGTGCCTTCCGGTAAAATTTCATCCAAAGCTGTTTTGAAATGTTCAGTTGCGGTCCTTTTTACATTCTCGTGCATGAAAGCTTCGCCTTTGCCCTGGTCCGCGAGCCGCGTGTACTCAGAAAGTGACTCTATTAACTCGTCCGTCACTGCCGTGCCATAGACTTCATCCAGTTTAGTTCTGTCAAACTTTCCTACTTGAGGCCGAAGAAAGACATCGGTGATGTTGCCTTTGCCTTTAAACTCGCCTTCACCTCGGACCATCTGCCCAAGATAATAAATACTTTCATTTGCCGCAGCATCCCTAGCGGCAACCCCAGAAGTAGACTGTAAACTTTGATGAAGCTTTCTCATGTTGCCGCCAAAGTCTTGCTGGAAATTATTGCCTTGAGAATCAAAGGAATCTCTTATGGCATTAACGGCGTCCTGAATATTATCATATGCTTGGTCGTTCAATTCGGACATGCGAACCATTTGTAAGAGTTCAGCTTCAGTCATGTCTCGCACATCAAACAAGTCACTCGTAACGCGGCCCGTAAACTTATTGTCCCCAATATGCACTTCAGATTCAAAATACCGTGTATTAGGTTTTTTTAATGCCATTTTATCGGCGGGATAAGAAGTCATTAAATACTGCGCTGGGGACAGGTCATGTATGTCGCTCGCCCTTATGCCCCCCAGAAAATCTGGTCTTGGGTAGGCTACTAACAGAGCTGAAGGGTCTCTAAAGGCCCGTTGTCCTGTAGGGTCCCCCGCAAATCGTGTGAACGACATCGCGGGGTCATAAGACAAAGAAAACCCCGGTCTTTTCACCTCAGAACTTGTTGCAGGCAGCCCAGCTAAAGATTCACGAAGAACATTGTCAAATCCTGCGGCTTTTACTAAGGCAGTCCGTGGTATGAAAACGCCAGTTTTAGATTTGTCAGGGTCTCTAAATTTTTCCGCAAGTTCCTCAAGTGTAAGACTGTTGCCGATTTCATCGTTTTTTACAAAAATGCTGTCAGGGAAAATCTGATTAGCATCTGTCCCAGTTGACCGATAAGTTACTCCGTGGGCAAGGCCCCGTATTCCGCCGGACCCTACTTTCAGCTTGCGTAAAACCTCATCTGAAACCCCTCCCGTCCTGCGGCTCTCTTGCATTTTTTGTATACTTTGCTGCAAGCGAGGACCAAAAGATGCTACGCCTTGGTCAAAAATCTCTGGGTCTTGATCTATCGCTCTGTCTACTGCATCAAGTTCATCAAGGCTTACATCCGTATCCGCAACATTTT